AGTATGACAATGGTATGACAGTTTAATGACGGTTCTGTTTAAAAACCAATTAATCATAGATATTCAAATGTAGTAAATTAATAGGAGATGTGTATGAAGGCAGCAAAACTATTTTTAGCACTGATGTTAGTGGCAGGTATTGCACAAGCACAGAATGTTCAACTGTACGGTGTATTGGGTGCAGGTGTTGTGAGTGGTGAAGGATTCGGTTCTAAGAATCAAGAATTCACAGGTATGGGTGAGCAGATACACAACAGCAATCGTTGGGGCATTAAAGGCACTGAAGACTTAGGCAATGGTATTACTGCAAAGTTCACATTGGAAAGTAACATGAGTTTGCGTACTGGTGCAGCAGGTAAAGATGCTGGCGGCACAGGTGCGGCAGGTACTACATTGTTTGACCGTGAAGCAAACATTGCACTATCAAGCAATCAATTTGGTCAACTACAATTAGGTCGTGGTAAGAACTTCTTGTATCAAGTTGCAGATGAGTTTGATTCACGTGGTAACTGGAACTTTGGTGGTCTGAAACCAATCGCACGTTATGCTGGTTTCTATTCTGGTTCGGGTGTATCACGTTTTGATAATATGATTCGTTATACTTCACCAGAGATCAAAGGTTTCAAAGCAGATGGTGCATACTCATTTGGTAATCAGTTAGATGACACCGAATACAAATCAAGTTACAATGTTGGTATTCGTTGGACTCAAGGACCACTTGATGTTGCATACACATACGAAGAAGCACGTTTGAGTAATGCAGTTATCAGTGAGAAGATCAATTTGATTGCTGCCAAGTATGCTGTTACAGATAAACTCACATTAAATGTTGGATATGCCACAACTGATAATCCTACAGCACAAAAAACTTACTACTCAAGTTCAACTAAAGCAGATGGTAAGACAGATGCTAACACTTGGTTTGCAGGTGCTAAGTTCAAACTGAATGACCAAATCTCATTCAACGGTGCATACTACGATGTTCAAGACAAAGTAACATCAGGTAAGAATGATGTACAGATGACCGCAGTTGGTGCAATCTATTCATTCTCCAAACGTACTGAAGTGTTCATCGACTATGTAACAGCAAGTCGTGCCTCTGGTGCTTCTGCTCCATTCACAATCTATGACCGTTGGATTCCAAATGGTGATGGTTCAACAGTATCTGACAGCAAGTATAAGCAGTCAGCAGTAGCAGTTGGAATGCAACACCGATTCTAAAAACTAAAAGCGGTCACAACGATATGGTGACTCTGGAACCGTAACCAGAAAGAATAATGAAAAAAACCTACCGTAGTATCTTTATCTCAGATGTCCACCTTGGTTCAAAAGATTGCAAGGCTGGACATCTGAATAATTTCCTCAAGCACAATACATGCGAATCATTATACCTTGTTGGTGATATAATCGATGCATGGAAAATCAAAGAAAACAAATGGCGTTGGAAACAATCACATACAAATGTGGTGCGCCGTATTCTTGGTCATTCAAAGAACGGCACAAAGGTTGTTTATGTGCTAGGCAATCATGATGAATTCCTTAGACCATATCTCCACTACGGATTAGGTTTTGGAATGTTGGAAATTACAAACCAATATGAACACATCGGTGCAGATGGCAAACACTATCTTGTTACACATGGAGATTTGTTTGATGGCATCACACGATTAGCACCGTGGTTATCCATACTAGGAGACAAAGCATATGATTTCGTTCTTTCTCTCAATTCTCGATTCAATTGGTTCCGTCATCGACTTGGTTTTGGCTATTGGTCTATTAGCCTTTATCTTAAACAACGTGTAAAACGAGCAGTAGATTTTATGTTTCATTTTGAGAAAAACCTTGCTGGTTACTGTAAGAAGAAAGGTTTCGATGGTGTAATCTGTGGTCATATACACAAAGCAGAGATAAAAGAAATAGATGGTGTAGTTTATATGAATGATGGTGATTGGGTTGAATCATGCACAGCATTAGTTGAACATCATGATGGGCGATGGGAAATAATCTCATGGACACAGGAGAACGATAATGTGGTTGATGATATTGATAGCAGTCCACATAAATGATCCAACCGATCAACCAGGAAAAATAACATTAGAGTTTCCTGACCAACAAAGTTGTGAACAATCGAAAGCAACCATGACCTATTGGTTGAAGTTCAAAGGATTTAAGATAGACGCATCATGTCATAAAAAATAGTCTCATAAACATGTGCTAAATAAATGTTTTGAGGAGCATGACATGAAACATTTATTCTATTTTGTCGTATCGTTATTCATCTCGGCACCATCATTCGCATGGGACCAAAAACCCCCACTACCAATCCAAAATTGTGCAGCACATATTCCCTATGGTTTGCCGATGGTAAACAAACCAGATGCTGTAGTTATCTGCCGTAATGGTTATGTTACACTGCATGACAATCAAGCAAAGATTCCAGTATGGGCATCGTATGCTATGGATGCCACAACTGCACTAGGATGTGTTGCACGAACCAATGCATTTGTTGCGGATAACTCACTACCACTCGGTAAGAAAGCATCACCAACTGATTATGCTGGCACTGGATACGATCAAGGTCACCTAGTTCCTGACGGTGACCAATCATACAATCAGCAAGTAGAATGGGAATCGTTTCTCATGACTAACATGTCACCACAACTGCCGAATCTAAATCGTGGTGTGTGGAAACAACTGGAATCAACTGTTCGTGCATGGGCAGTACAACGCAATCACAAACTGATTGTAATTCCAGGAGATATCTATGACATTCCTTCGGCTAAAAAGATTGGTAAGAATAATGTGGTTGTACCTTCGGCTCTCTTTAAGATTGTCATTGACACACAAACAAACGAAGCACTAGCATTCATCTACGAACACAAAGAATCGCAACCAACGGATATATCATTGGGTCAAGTGAGTATTGCTGACGTAGAAAAGAGAACTGGTATATCATTTCCAGTGCCTAAAGGTGTGGACAAGAATGCCAAACCAAAAATCTGGACTGCCGACTTAGGTGCGCTAGGCAAATCCAAGAAAGCAAAGTGTGGCAAAGATGATTAAACTAAACCATGAATGTTCAGCATGTGGTTCTGATTTCACTCTTCAGTATGACGAACTGAATACTGAGTCAGACCCAAATCACTGCCCATTTTGTGGGGAGTATATGATTCTTGAAGAAGAAGATTTTGGTGATGCCGATGATGATGACGATGATGAGGATGATGATCGTCTATGACATGGTTACTATGTGAGAGTGAGTATATCGATGATGGAATGTGTTTTGGTTTTGTGTATATGATAGAAAACACAATTACAGGACGGAAATATATTGGACGCAAATACTTTACTGCTGCTGGCTACAAGCAAGTCAACGGCAAAAGAAAGAAAATCAGAAAACCATCTGATTGGAAAACCTATTACGGTTCCAATACAACACTCCAAGAAGATGTCTCAATCTTAGGTGAGGATAAGTTCATAAGGACTATCCTTCACCTCTGTAAGACTAAATCGGAATGTTCGTATTACGAAACGGCAGAGATATTCAAACGAGATGCTCTAGTATCTCCGCAGTATTATAATGATTGGGTACAGTGTAAGATACGCCGTGCTCATTTGACCAATATCCAAATATCAGATATCACTAAATAAAATATTGCATTGCACCAATTCCCTCCTATATAATATCATAGGAGGGCTTTACATATGCTAAAAAAACTGATACAATGGTTTGTTCAACCACAAATAACCGAAATAGAACAGTATATTTCTTCACACAATCCAAAAAACACGGCGGATGTGGAGATGCTAATTAACGAATTCAACTATAAAAGGAAACTACAATGTTTTTAAATCAACCCCAATTCCCTGTATTCTATACATTCAATGATGTTACTCGCAAAGCAGAAGATGCAGCAGTAAAAACCATCGATTTCAACAAGCAATTGATGGATATCACTATTGCCCATTTCGACTCAATTACAGATAATCAGTTTACTACATATACGAAGAAGGTAGCAACTTTAAATGAGAATGTAGCAAATGACGCAAAGAAAATTATCCAAACTGAAAAATCTGCAACTGGAGATACAAAGCAAAAGTAGATTTTATCAACCAGTGAATCGCAATGGGTGGTGGATTAAGTTCTCCACCTATCGTGATCACTACATATTATTAATGATTGTCTCACGATACACTGCACAAACAATCATTCGATACTATCAAGATGAAGATGAAGCAGTTGCATTCATTAACTTTGTCACTACCTGCAATCCCAATGATCTAATCGAATCCGCCTAGGAGTTATTATGAGTTTTGTCGTGAACAGTTTGCTCAAATCAAGAGCAATGGTAGATGCCCTACTAGAAAATAATGAATCAAGTTTCGGAAACGCAGCAACCCCTCAACCACTCACTGAACTACTAAAAGCATCAGGTGCATGTGTTGATTCACTTCGCAACGGCGGCAAAATATTCTTTATGGGCAATGGTGGTTCGGCAGCAGAAGCACAACACCTATCAGCAGAGTTAGTCGGTCACTTCATGCAGTTAAGCAAACCCTATGCTGCACTATCACTGAACACAGACACATCAGCAATGACTGCTATCGGTAATGATTACGACTTTAAAGATATCTTTGCACGACAACTACATGCACTTGGAAAACCAGGAGATATTGCGGTCTATCTATCCACATCTGGACGGTCACAGAACATCCTAGAAGCAATGAGAGCAGGTAAGATGATTGGTATAACCAACATTGCATTCACTGGTCAGGTGACACGTTACATGCAAGAATGGGCAGACTACTACATCGCCATACCATCCACATCCACACCACAAATACAAGAAGGTCATTTGATGTTGGGTCATATCCTCTGTGACTACATAGAAAGTAAGTTGGAATCAACAACACTGAACGATAACTTCTAATGTATGCCCATTCTCAAAACATGTCCTAGATGTGGTGTCCAACACCAAAAACGTGGACCGTATTGTTCACGATCATGCGGTAATGTTCGAGAGCATACGGAAGAAGACAAAGCAGTTCGAGCACAAAAACTAACCGAGTATCATCAAACACCTGAAGGTTCTGCTACAAGAGAGAAATCATCCAGAATCATGTCAGCCAAAAGAAAAGGAGAAGAGTGGGAAGAAGTTGGCCAAGAA